ATCTAACATTAATAAAGTTGGTACAGAACGAATTTGCCATTGTGTTGCTAAATCTTCATCTTCGTCAATATCAATAACCTCTACAGGCAAATCAAGCTTGGCTGAATTCAAATTCATTTCTAATCCCTTACATGGTTGGCACCAAGAGGCTGTAAATCTTAATATTTTTTTCATTATTATCCTATTCTATTCGCAGGCGATACAAATACCATCGTCTTCTGCCAGTTGAGTTAAATCCAGTTCTTGAATTACCTGTCTTTCAATTTTCTTTGCTACTTTGTCAGCCTTACCAATTTTCTCTGAACGACAATAGTACATCGTTTTAAGTCCACCTTTCCATGCCATGTAATGTATTGCATGTACATATTTGATATTAGCATCTGGTCTAAAGAATACATTTAATGATTGTGCTTGGTCAATCCATTCTTGTCTATCAGCTGCATGTTGAATCAACCATCGTTGGTCAATTTCCATTGCTGTTTTAAATACATCTCTTTCCCAATCTGATAACTTATCTAGATGTTGCACACTGCCGTCATTAGCAATGATTGATGACCAAATCTCATCATAGTCCAGTTTACTATCTGCTTTACATTTATCTTTTATTATTTTATCTAAAAATTTATTCTTATGTAAATGAGAACCAGATAATGTGTCTTGTCTATAAGCATTAGCACGAAATGGTTCTATACTTGGTGAAGTATTGCCCATGATAATAGATGATGAGGCATTTGGTGCTATTGCCATAAGATGTGAGAATCTTCGACCTGTGCCTTCAGCATCTGGTGCTTCGCCTCTTGCTTTACCAATCTCTAGATTTGCTTCATCTAAAGTTGTTCTAATAGTTTTAAATATTTGTTTGTTCTTACTTACTGCTGATGCTGATTCCCATGGAATGTTTTTCTTTTGAAGATAAGCATGCCAACCTAATGCACCAATACCAATACTTCTTTCACGAGATGCCGAATAAGATGCTCTTGAAACGGAGTCTGGTGCATTTTCTATAAAGTAACTTAATACATTATCTAACATCTCAGCAATATCTTTTAGGAAATACTCATTCTTTTTCCATGTATCATAATATTCTAAATTTACAGAAGACAAACAACACACGGCTGTTCTTTCTTTATCTGTTGGTAGAATAATCTCTGAACATAGATTCGATTGTTTAATAGATAAACCTAAATCTTTTTGAAATTGTGGCATTTTATCATTTGATATATCAATAAAATGTAAATATGGTTCACCAGTTTGCATACGAATTTCTAGAATTCTTTGCCATAAATCTTTAGCTGAAACAACTTCTTTAATCAAACCACTGTTTGGGTCTTTTAGTTGCCACGAGTCATCTGCATCGCCATCAATCATACTTCTTTCGATGATTTGCATGAAATCATTTGTGATATTGATGCCATGGTGCATGTTTAGACATCTCATGTTCTGGTCACCAGTAGGTCTTCGCATCTCTAGAAACATCATGATATCTGGATGAGATATATCTAGATATGCTGCATAGGAACCTCTCCTTGTTCGTCCTTGACGGTATGCCAATGAAGAAGCGTCATATGTTCGTAAGTGAGGCATAACGCCAACAGACTTGTCATCTGATGACCGAATACCAACACCAATGCCGACACCACCACCTAACATAGATAGTGAGTTTACTTCTGAGAGGGTTGAGATTAGTCCTTCTGATGAATCATCTAGATAGGGTAGAAAGCATGATATAGGTAAGCCTCTTTTCGACCTGCCATACGATAAAATAGGAGTTGAATACGATAACCAATGTTGACTTGCATAATCATATAATCTTTGAGCGTGTTCTTTATTCGAACCAAATACGCTCGACACATATGCGAATCTTTCTTGAGGGCTATCTTCCTCTTCTTTCATGTAACTTTCTTTTAATCTCTTAAGACCTAACTGGTCGAATAAGGAATCTTTTGTAAAATCAACTTTAATACCATGAACAATGTTGTCCATTCATATACTCCAATTAAAAAACTTTAAATAAAAAACGCTAGGGCAACATCAATGATAAAATGTTACTTTCGAAGGGGATAACTTTACAAACATGAGCCTTTTTGGTGTTAGCATCTAAAATGGCGACTGGCCAATCGGTGTTATGGTACAACACACAATTTATTATTGACTTGATACTAGACTTTCTTCCAGTATACTAAATTTGTCTCTGCTTCCAAACCTGAAAAGGTATTACTACTTATAATATTTTCTATCTCGCTTACACTCATTCCTGATATAATCATGTCATTAATATCTTTTTTGCCGTGAAGTGTTGTAGGCCAAATTACCACCTTCTGTTGCGAACTTACTGCAACTTGCATCATCTTCACAATCTCTTTGTTTCTTGGTTCATTATCAAAGATAAGTACTTTACTAGCACATTCGACACTTTTAGACGCTAAATATAAATTTGCATCGCCAGATGCCAAACAATTGTCTAGGAATAAACTATCTAGAGGTCCTTCTACTATCTTTACTGTTTTTGATAAATCAATTCTATCTAAACCAAAAGCTAACTTCTTATTACTTTCAACAACTCTCATGGTAACATAACGAATGAGTTTATCATTAGATTCTAATGCACGACCTGATACAGCAATTAAATTATTATACTCATCATAGAAAGGAATTACCAATCTAGCATCATCAACTAATGGTTTGTCATGATTAGGTATAAGGTCATCAATAAACTGTTTATACTTTGGTGCAAAAAGTAAATGAGACCAGAACTTTTCTGGAATCTTTCTGCCTTTTAGATACTGAACACACCAATGTTCTGCAGATAATTGATTACACCATTCTGCATGGTCAAATGATTTTTGTTTTTGTATCTTATCAAATCTTGGTGGTGGTATCTCAAATTTAGGTTTCTTATAATTTGAATTGCCAACCTCACCAGCTTTATATCGCTCTAGTATATATTCTTTATGTAAAGTCTCGTCTATAGACTTAATAAGATTACCAACAGTAGTACCTGAACCACAATTATGACACCTATAAAACAAGTTATTTGCTTTTTGGTAAACATAACCTCGTGCTTTAGATTTATTCTTTTGTGAATCGCCACAGAAAGGGCAAGAAAAATTAAAGAGATAACTATTCTTCTGTTTGAAGTTTCTCAAACGGTAAGAGACCATCTTTGTATATTTAGAATCTATTATCAGTGACATTGTGTAATTATAACAGGTACTGCTAGTTATGTCAAGTTAAAAGAGGTCAAATACCTCAAGTTCGCCGAGAAGAAAAGCAAGTGCTAAAACAACACCAAAAAGAAAGAATTTAACTCTATCTATATCAGCCCATTTTACAAATGGATTTTTATCATCTCTTTTATGTTTGATTAAATCAGTTTTAAGTTCATCTAACTTGTCTGTAAGTCGGTCTTCTGTTTGGTCTATTCTATCGTGAATTTCTTTAGAAGTTGAACTGATTCTAGCATGAATATCTCTAATATCTTCATGTAAAGTATCTGATATTTTCTCTTGTTGGTCATGTCTTTGTTCATGTAGAGAAATCATTTTAACTATGTTTTGATTTGTTTCTTGAATCTTATCTAGGGTGATTGTAGTTCTATCAAATAAAGATTCACATTGTTCTGCATCTCTTTTCAACAGTTCAGTGGCTATTTTTAATTCCTGTATATCTTTATCTGACATTACGAATCAGTATTCTTAGTTTTTTTAGAATATGCTTGTGTTCCGTAAAATGCCGCTACAATAGCTGCAACTGATACAAAGTATGTGGCTGCCATATCTCCTAATATCTTCGCAGCGCTATCTAGACCAAATGCTACTGCTAGAACAACTGCAAATGGATATAATAACATGCCGGCAAGAGCAAACCACGCCATGTTCCTTTGAGCGTCTTCTTTCTTATCTTCATTCTCTAATCTTATTTGTCTTTCTTCCAATTTAAATTCCTCATCGCTAACGATTCCATCACCATCTGAATCAAACTTAGCATATTTAGATTCTTTATCAAGTTTCTTTGCTACCATGGTTTCCCCTAAATTAAACTACTAGAGACCCAACAGATATTAATGTAGAGATTAATCCATTTAATTTAGTTCTTACCTCAAGTTCACCGGCTGCTGCTTCTACTACTTTTGTATTCTCCAAATCTACTAAAAGTTCTTTGTATTCATCAAAAGATAATTCTTTTGCTTCAAAGAGCTCTTTAAAGTTTTGGGCCTGCACCACTAAATCAACAACACTATCGTTGTCAGACTTAAGTAATTCTTCTAACTGTTCTTCTAGACTTTGTATATAATTACTCATCTTGGTTTTCCTCCAACAACATTCTGTATTGTTACTGCATTTTTATTCAACAATTCAAATTTAAGTTTACAATATGTTTTACTTACATTTGGGTCATTATTATATTTGATGTGTAGACCTTTTGAAATCTCTAATAATGCACCAGACATTGTTATTGTCTCTTCGTTGTGTGGTATTGAATTAGTATAGTTATTAAACTCATTCACTTTAATCCACATTTTGTTGACCAGAGGTTTTGCATATTTTGTACCACAATGCTTTTCACCTAAAGCAGAACTTGTTTGTATCTGGTTGATAATATAATACTCATTGTTATCAAACTTAGCCATTTGATAAGCATCTAACAAAGCACAACCTTGTAATACGAATACTGCCAGTAGTATAATTAATTTTTTCATTTATTTATTCTTTTTTGTTGGTACAATTTTTAATTTAGGTGCTTTTTTAGCTGGTTTTGTTTCTACAGCTGGTTTAGGTCTTAAAATTCTCATGTGTTTCTCCTTTGTGAATATCTATTTATCTTGCTTAGGTTCATAGTATTCTTTATATTTAATAATAATTGTTTTTTGTGACTTTATATAATTTCTTATTTCAGCCATTGTTATAGATAGTTCTTCATATCCTTCATCAGTCAAACCAAATAATACTAAATCAATTTTCTTGTTTTTTAGTTTTGCAAATACTTCTTCTGCATTTTCTGGAGTCACAACATACCATTTAGGTGCTCTTGGACTTAATTGTGTAGGATTGGGGAGATTTAGAGGAGTTCTTTCTACGGCCACAGTCTTAATTTCTATTGGTTTTACATCACTATCACCAAACAAACTAAATGAGGCACACCCCTGTAAACTAAGGAGTAGTAGGGATATAATTAGGATTTGCAATCGATTGGCATTCACGGTTTGTCTCACTGGTTAATTTAGCGTTAAGTTCTTTTTCAGTATGTGGAGCACCAGTCAATATTTCTAAACATCGAACTGCATTTTTTGTTCCACGGTTAATCAATCTCTGTATTACTTTTGGTTTAACAGCGGCGAGTGTGCCAAAATCTCTTTTATCGCCATTAGCTTTGACATTAAATTTATCTGTCAATTTTTTAATTTCTTTCATGTTCTCTACATTTTCATCTTGTAGTTGTTTATTAATTCCTTGAATCATTGCAACATCTTCTTGCATTTTATCAACCAAATATTGTTGTTCTTTGATACCTTCTTCTAACTTGGCACTATTAGCTTTACTGATTGCAAGATTAGCTTTTAAATTTGAGACATGCCAGAGGCCGCCTGCAAGAATTAATACAATAATCAAAATCGCAATCATCTTTACTGCACCCATTATACAGGTTTCTTCCTATTAAATGCGGCAAACCCCATAACGGCATCTTTTTTGCCTTTCTTTCTAGGTAACATTACACCTGGTTCGCCTTTTGGTCCAACGCCGACTCCTGCAATGGCGCCGCCACCTGAAGCATTAGCTGGTGCATCTTCATTCTTTTTTCTATAACTGCCATCACTATCTTGAGTAGCTGTTTCTGTATCTTTTGGTCTATTTGTATTTAAAGCTGGTCCACCCATTTGTTGTTTCATTGGTTTTCTTTTAACCATTTTTTTAGTTAATGGGTCATAAACATCTTCATTCTTAGCTTCAGGTGAATGTTCTGAAGAAACTTTCGCCTCATTTTCCATGTAATGACCAACACTATTCATATAGTCTGCAGCCTTGGTAATCTTAGATTGAACCCATGCTTCTATATTATAATCAGGACCTTTTGCTTCTAGATTTTTAATAAGGTCTGTGCCATATTCACACATTGTTTTTAATTGACTAACAGCCATAGAAACTTCTCTATCTTCTTTTACCATTTTCTTTTCTTTATCATTATATTCTTTAACATTAGGGTTCATGCCACATGAAGCTTCTTTATATGTGCTATAATCCATTTTCTTAGGTTGGTCTTTGTATTTTAATTTTATTGGTTTAGGATTCTGAGCATCTTTTATTTTTTGGTCTGCTCTTCCTTTTTCTAATGTTTCTTTAGAACCCCAATAGTTAGGTTTAACTTTAGCGCCACCAACTTCTTCGTTTGCATATTTAACTTTATCTTGAATAACTGGTGAAAATGTAACTGCAGGTTTCTTTTTAGGTAGAGGTACTAATGGTTTTTTTGGTCCACCGTATTCATCTAAATTTTCTTTACTTTCTCTTGTTGGCGATTGTTTATAAGAATGCCAAGATGACTTATCTTCGGTTTTAGGTCTATCTGTATCATTTTTATATTTCTTAATCATACCTTGTTGAGGAGTCTTAGAAGGCTTATCCTTCTTAAATAAATGGTCAGGTTTATCTGCCATACTTTGTGTCTTTACTTCATTTAAATCAACAGATTCTTTTACTTTATAAGCACCACCAAATTGATTTAATTTAAGACCATGTTTCTTTTCTAAATCTTTCATGGTTTTTGCATGAGTATTTTGGTCTTTCATTGCTTGAGTATGATTTGGACTTGTTGAGAAAGATTTCATTGCTTTCGTAAAAGCTTTATGATGCAACTTTCTTGCAGTGTTATGTTGTTCTACGCCATTTTCAGAAATATCTTGGGCGACTTGGCCTGCAGAAGCATCAATAGTTGGATTTCTTTTTAATACAGTTTTAGTTTTCATTTCCATCAAATTGTCTCTCTTAAAATAAATTCTACTCGTGAATCAATAGGTATATCAATTGACATAAGGTTAACACCTCTAATACCTGTCACCCGATTTGGCATTAGGTTAAGAAATGTTAAATAAGTTTTAAGTGCTGAATAATCTTCAGGTACCATTTTATAAAATAACAATCTAGTTGCTACTATTGGACCAAAAACATTACAAAGAACTATTAAATGATTTATTATTAATCGTTCTTTTATTTCACCAACTGACCTATATCGTTTAAATAGTCTTTTAAGATAATTGAATCTCTTCATATCATCTTTAAATTCACTCATGACACAATTAGGTCTGTCATAAGCTTTTACTGCATAAATCATTATATTATCATGGTTTAAATTATCAAATATCATATTACTCCAGATTATTCTAGTTCTAGTTCTTCCTCATCTTCTTCATCTGCTAGAATTTCATCCAAAGATTCGTTATCAATTGCTTCAGCATAAAAATCATATGTGCCATCGTCTGCTAAATAATATAAAATATACATTGAATATTCTTCAACTGATAATTCATTACCAAATTGATTTAATTCAATAGATAATTCGTCTTCTTGTGGATTAAGGTCATAAAGTGTAGGTATATCTAAAGCATGCCTACTTAATACTTTACGAACCGTCTGTATGCCCGAATATGGAGACTTAACTTCTACTAATTCTCTAGAGAGGCGGAGGTTTATGTCCGCCCTAACTCTAGGATTAGATATTGAAGTTGCACCAAGTCCATTCGGTGTAAGTGTTTTAATCGCTTGGCCAGTTTCTGTAGCTACAGTCTGGCTCAAATATTGTTTAAAGTTCATATGTTATTACGGAGTTGCATCACCAGTAATACTACCCATAGCAACTAATGTTTCATAGTTGACACGACCAGCACGACCGCCTGTACCAATTGTTTCTCTAACCCAACCAGCGTGAGTGATTTGAGAACCGCCAGGACCTGAACCTCTGATTGCCTCTGCAGTTGCTCCAACTACTGTAGCAGTTAGTGGTATAGCAAAGTGTTGAGCATTATTACCTGTGCCTGTAATTTTTGGAATGTCTTCTATTACATAAGTTAATCCAGTCGGAGTACCAGCTGTTGTAACTACTGCAGAGTTATCCATTTCAGTTAAAGTGAAACCTGTTCTTGAGCTAGCGGCACCGCCTGTTACAGCAGAAACTCTATAAGATTTCGGTGAACCAGAATATCCTGTGATAGTACCAGTTCCGCCGAGAGTACCTGATATTGTAATTACCTCATCAGCAGCAAGTGCAGTTGCACCCATTGTGAATACACCAGCTGTATTAGCAATTGCAACAGTGCCGGCAGGATTATCTGCAGTATTTGTTGCTTTAACTTGGAAAGTTGATGCAGATAATCCTGTTCCTGTAGCAATAAAGTAAGTTGTACCACTAACTAATCCAGTAGCACTTGTACCACCACCATTTTGATAAACTAAAGCAAAACCAGCTGTACTAGGTCTTGTGCCACCAAATGTAAATACACTTGTGTTTACTGCCACATCAGATGAGTCAATTGTCATTCTAGGAGTATCAAGTGTAACTGCTGGAATAGATGCATAATTTGAACCTAAATTTGTCATTACTAGTGAACCTGGTACCAATGAACCGCCTGAGAATGTTGCAACAGCTGTCGCAGTTAATCCTTGTAGAGATTGTGCATTGTTACCTGTTCCTGTAAGAGCTAATTTAGTTCCAGCACCCGAATTAGCTAATGTTGAAGCTAATCCAATTGTTGTATCTGTAAGTTTGATAACAAAGTAAGTTGTGCCATTAGCTAGACCACCTAAAACTGTGCCAGAATTAGCAAGATATTTAACTGCAGTGCCGGTTGTCGGAACAACAGCAGCTGCTAATGTGATTGCATCACCTGAAATATTTACAGCTGTTGTAGCAAATACTGTTGCTGCTGGTGCAGCTATTGTTACATTGGGTACCTCAGCACTAGGGTATCCTAAACCTAAATTAAGTTCTGATAATCCTACAATATTGTCTTCACTTCTTTCAGTTTCTTCTGTATCTATACCATATACATTATTTGGATTATTTCCATCATGAGTACCGTCAGCTGATATTGAACGAGGTTTCTCATTTAGTGTATATTGAGCACCCGCACCAACCGTTGTCATTCCAGAACCAGGTATTCCTTCTTTTACTTTACAGCTTGTATTTGATGTTACAGCTGTGATTAGATATGATTCAGGAACTCCGGCAGTTGTTACGACTATATAGCCAAATGTTCCTCGTTGAGCATAAGCATCAATTATTTTTGTTTGTGTCAAAAATGCAGTGCCTGCTCCTGTTACAACACCAGTTGCACCATTAATTGCTATAGTACCTGATGATGGTTTGTCGTCTCTGTTTCCCCATAAAGCCATGTGTATCTCCTTATTGTTTCTTTTTTTTGTTTAATTAATATTTTACTTTATAATCTATTTATACCATCAACATGTCTAGTTACTATCATTCTTACTGATGTTGTTGTTCAAAGTAGGTTCATCCTGAAAAGTTTCAGGTTTCATCTCTTTGTCTTTTGCCTTTTTAGCTGCTTCTTTTACCGTTTGTACTTTTTTACTTAAATCATATGGTTTATTTCTAGGTCTTTGTGAATAATCAGGTATTTTAGATTTACCAGTCGCAAAACTCTTTTGTGTTTCCATATCATTTAACTTCTTAGCAACACGGTCTGAAGCTGAAGATTCTTTTACCACCATACTCTTTAGTTTGTCTTTTCTTTTTGACATATATCTTGAAGTTGGAGTACTATCTTTTGCAATTTTTGCTTTTGATTTTGCTATTTTCTTCGCATATCCAGGATTAGTCTTATCTATCATATTAGCAATATCATTATCTTCTTTTGCTAATTTCTGAGTTGCAGTATGAATGCCTTTCGTTCTTACTTTCATTCGTTGGTCATATATATCTTTCATATCTTTATTAGTTTTGTCCATATTTGCAGATATGTTTAAAGCTCTACCTTGAGCATTACGACTTAATGAACCTGCAGCTTTTGGTATATAACTTTTTAATGTATTTTTAGATATCTCATCTAAAGACTCATTCTTTGGTTTAGTTAAAGCTTGTTGTTGTTTAATACGGTCTTGTTGCATTGCTCTTCTAGCTTTTCTTGTTCGTGCTTCTGCTCTAGAGGCTCTGTCTTGTCTATCCATATCTTTTGATTCATTAGGACCATAACCTTTTGGTGTTACATCTGTTGTTTTAAAACTATTTGCTGGCATATTTTTCTTAGCAACTCGTTTCATTAATGATTTAATATGTGAAGGTAATTCTTTCTTCTTACCAAGTCTCGCATCTTCTTTTCTATTTGTATCTATATTTTTATAGTAACCTTCGTCAATACTAGGTCTTAAAAGTGCAGCTACTTCTTCATTTGCAAATGAGCCTTTTGCTGATACTGAATCAGAACCCATTGTATCTGCCCATTGACTAGTGTTTGGTTTCTTATGTTTAGATGGTGCATTTTTTAAAGCACTTGCATATCTTTGATTATCAGATTTAGGTTCACCTCTATATTCTCTTTGAGTCTTTTGTTGTGTTACAATCTTATTAGCTCTTTGGCGATTAGATTCTTTTGTTCTAGCTAACTTCTCTGCAGGTGTCTCTTCAGTCATTCTTTGTGGTTCTTTAGTGTGAAGATGAACATCAATACCTTTAGTGCCTTTTGCACCAAATTGTTTTGCTGCATTTTTAGCTGCATCATATGATGATGTGCCTTTAACTTTTGTTGTACCATGTTTAACATGAACAGCTGTGTAGTCTCTATTTTCTTTAGTTAATTTATCTGTAGCTCTATTAATACCTTTTCTTCGATTGTAAATTGTTCTTTGTCTAGCCATACGCTCTGCTCGAGTATCATCAAAAGAAGCTTCTGGTTCATTATCTCTAACATGGTCAGTAGCATCTTTATGTGCTTTCTTAATATAAGAGCCCATTGTTTTTGGTGCTAACTCATTTAATTCTATAAGTTCTAATTCTGTCATTTCTGATATAGCGATAATCATGTCAGCTCTATAAGCTTCTGTAGCTTCTATTCTACTACCGCCTTTGTAATCACCACCTCTATCTACATTAGTTTCTGTAAAAGAATCTATATAAGATTTATTAGTGTTTCGTTTACGGCCTCCAGCAGTACTTTCTCTTTCTTTTGTTTTTTTCATTGGACCAATATATGCTTTTTTGCTTGGGTCTTGTCTTAGTCCAGGTGTTTTAACTTCTTTAGCACCTTTAAAAGGAAGTGAAGCTTCTTTCATGATTTCGTCATGATTAGCAATCGCATAATCTTCAGCCTCTTTTTTATTGTCAAATTCTTTGGCAATACTACCATCTGGTTTGTAAACACAATAAGTTCCGTTTGCTTTTCTCTTAACATGGTCCGTAGGATTCATTTCCTCGTTTTGAGATAAAGATTCTAGCACTCTTCTCTTTTGTTCTTTCAGTGTTATTGCCATTTTTACTTCCCTATATTGAATTATCGTTGGTTGTCACTCATATATTGTGCTTTAGCTCTAGCTCTTCTTGCATCACTTTCTTTTTTCTGAGCTGGTGTTAAAATAGGAGTGCCATATTTGTCTGTCTTTTGGGCTTTCTTAACTGCATCTTCTTTCACACAATTATTTACACGCTTACCTGTGTTTTTGCCAGTTCCAGGTTTTGTACCATCTTTTCTGTAACCGTCCCAACACTTATCATATCCATCAACAGCTTCTGCTTCATTCTTTTGTTTCTTAGAAGCTTTTATCATTCCATAAGATTCATCTTTCTGAGCAAGTTTAGTAGCAGTAGCATACATTACATCTTTTGCATCTTTACCATATGTATCTTTAAATGATTTAAGATTCTTCTTCATGCCTTTAACAATGTATTCTTTATGCTCTTCCTCATCATCAGTCATTTTTTTTTCAGCAATTACTTCATCAAAATAAGCTTCTTTTTCTGTGACTGGTTCTAAACCACTCATGCCTTTTTTCTTCATTGCAACTGTGTCTTTCATTACATGATGTTTCATGTTTGCTTTGTAATCATCATCAGCTGAAGCGCCTTCTTTTTGCATATTAAAAACACCAGCATCTTGAGCTTGTTGAAATTTAGCCATATCTTTAGGATTTTTAGCTAATTGTTTCATTGTATGTTGTGTCATTTTGTTTGCCAAATTGTTTGTATGTTGTGTCACTTTGTTTTTCAATTTGTCCAAAACACCTTCTTTCTTCATAGCACGAAGTTTTTTAAAGTCTTTACCATCAATTTTATCATCATCATGAACATCAATCGATTGTTGTGCAGGAGTTAATTCTTTTGAATTTTTTAATACTCTAACACCACCATTGAAACTTCTTGGATACATTTCATCAAGTTCTTGATGTATATCATCATTAGTAACAGTTGACATTGGTGCAGATTCGTTTCTAACTGAAACTCTAATGTTTGAAGGTACTGTACCAGATGCTGCTTCTTCTTCAGAATCTTTTCTTTGTGACATGAATTTTTGATTCTTTTTCATTTCAGCTTCATATTGGTCTTGATTCTTCTGAGTAGCACTTCTAGTGTTATCTGTTTGATGGTCTACACCATCTGTTTGCTTATCAGCATAGAAAGCTGGTTCAGCGACTTGACCAGGAGTTACTGATAAATCATTGTATTTTTTCTGTAAAGAAGGCAATCCATTTTGTGCATAATCTTCACACATTTCAGTAAATGGTTTTTTAGAATCAACCATTATGCCTCTCATTTTGTTTATTTTTGCAACATTTGATTTTGGCTTTGTATTTAATTTTTTGTTTCTGTCTATTTTCTTTAAGTCTTTACTAGAAGGACCATCGATGTCTAGACTATCTTTTTCTTTAGTAGAAGCGCCATATGATTTACCTGTAACACGAGTAACACCACCTGAACCAGGAGAATATTCATTTAACTTTTTATCTGCATACTGGCCTAATGTTTCTTTCTTTTTATTTGCTGGTTTATTTTTATCTTGAGCTGATTTCATGCCCATTGCAGACAGTTTTTTAGCTCTAGCCATTCCACCAGAAGGACCAGGATGATTCTTAGAATCGGCACCAGTATATGATACAGTAGTAACGCCATCTTTAACTGAGCGAGTTATCGCTTCATCCACTGTTTTATCTTGTGATTTTTTTATAACCTCAAGAACTGTGTCAGCAACACCTTTTAATTTGTCTGTTTCGTTATTAAACAATTTATTTCTCCTATTTTGAATCTTTTTAAGTTATTAACAATTCCATCTTCGTAATGCTTTATTAATTGGTGAGTCCGGATTTCTAGCATTCTTTGGATTCGTCAATTTCTTTTTCATGCCTTTCATTCGTCTACAAAAAGATAATCGCCTTTTAGCTCGTTTACCTCCAGCTTTAGGTTTCTTCTCTGTCACAGCTGTTTTCAACTTCGAACCTGGGTTTTCACTGCGATATGCTTTAACTGCAGCTTTACTTAGGCCATCTGTTTTATCAGCTTTATTTATTTTCTGCCAATCTTCTTTAATGAATGATGTTAGTGATTTCAAATTCAACCACCACCACTCATATTTGTAATTCCTTTAAAGTTACCAATTGCATTTCTTGCCTTCCATGTTGCTAATCTAATACCTTGATTATGTAATTTTTGGTTATTATTAGCAGATATTGATTCTATTCCATCAGCTGTACCTTCTTGAGATACTGGGTCAATTTTATTTCCATCAGCCGATACTGTATATGGTTTTTTTGGCTTTATTATTCTGACATCACTATGTTGCTTAACATCATTTGCTTCATCATCTGGAAATGCTTCTTTCTTTGCTTTATACTTACTTTGTGGTATTCTTTTTTTAGGTCCAAAGTTAGAATTAAAAGACATATTAGGGTCTTTACCATAAGATTCAGGTGCGGCTGTATGACCTAATGACATTCCAGCTTCTGGAAATCCAGGTGCAACAGATTCTTCTAACATATCTTCAAAAGATGTATCTATATTTATATTTTCTTGTACTTTAGGTTCTTTACCATCTGATGTTACAGGAACTAAAGTATCATGAACTACACGATGAGACACTGCATTATCTTTACCGTATCTACCAAAACCATAATAATCTAGGCCTAATCTTCCAGCTTCTTCTTTTGCTTTTGATTCTGGATGAGGGTGTTTTCCGGAATCAGGCACTTTTGTTAGTGTATGTGATGAGTCTTTGCCTTGTAATTCACCAGCAATCCATGATTGAGCTATCTCAGTATCTGGTTTCTGTTCAATAAAATTAGTTGCAAATTTAAATATTTCAGTCATTTCATCTTTCTTACGCTTTACATCATCAGGACTTGATTTTCTTAAATCTAATGAGTTATCAAATTCAACATAGTTCTGGCCAAACATTTCTGCTAATTTAGGTCTAGACCTTTGAACATGGTCCCATTTTGCTTTTCTAACATCTTCTGGCACTGTACGACCGCCCTTTTGGCCTCTTTCAACATTTCTTTCAGCCGAAATATTATCTTCAGTGTTCACCATAACCATAGCAGATGTATAACCTAACTTCTCAAGAGCCTCTTTAATGCGAGATATCTTTTCAACATCTTCACCTGTGCCATTAATAATAAGACCATTTCGTCCCATTAGAGCAAGTTTTTGTTTTAGTTCTGTAATTGATTTGGCTTTGCCTCTTACAGCATCTCTTTTACTTTTTTCAGTTATCTTATCTGACATAATTTTAGACATGTTATTTTTATCTAATAGATATTCAAATGCTTTATCTGAGTTTATTTCTGTTAGTCCTAGTCCGTCTAATGTGTTTGATAATACATAGTCTTTACCAGAACCAGGTCCACCTGCAAGAAATACTGCTTTGAATATTCCTTTATCATGTACACCTTCTATTAATATCTGCTCGAACTTGGAGTTTATATCTTCTCTTACTCTCATACCACTCCTTAAATCTTTGTATAGTTCTCTTGCATGTTGGTCTGATACATGCTTAGGAACGCCTTGTCTGAATTTATTGTAGTTACCTGCAGTTGCATGACCTCTAAGCTTACTTGCAGACATTCCTGCAGTACCTTTTGCATTAGGGTTTCTTGCACCGGCATTGTGTAGTTTTATTTGTTTGAAATTAAACATTGCACCTTTGTGTGTGCCATTATATTTGTTTAATAATTTTTTGAATTCTGGTATTCTATCGCCACCTGCAATCATATGCAAATGTGTGTTACCAGCTTTATGTAACTTTCTCGCCTGGTGCAAAAAAGTAGGGTGTTCTCTTGATGAAGTTGTTATATTAGTTTTAGGGAAAAACCTCTTGGCGTGTTTTACCTTTTGTGCAGCTGATAGGGGGTTGGATTTTGCATCGTTAGAATGTGATAGAACTACATGATGACTTGCTTTATATCTTGCAGCTACACTCTTAACTTTATCGACTAACTTGGCGTGACCTGTTGTAGGTGGTTGGAGACGGCCGAATGCCATAGCGGCATGCCGTTCATTTGCTTCAACTATAACATCTACAAATTCTTTGAATTTCATTTCCGCCTCTACAGCAGTTAGTTAATGTGGTATTTAGTATTTATAACCGCTGGGAGTGAATTTATTCAGCTACAATAAAGGCATTACCGTATGGGTGTTCTCCTGTCCAGTTTTCTTTTAGATGACCATATTCATAGTCAAAATACTTAATCTTAAAACCAGCTTCTACGATAGTGGTTAACCACCATTCTTCTGATTCTCTTGTTACATGTGTTATATCCATCTCATACTCACGAATACGATATCTCTTGCCATCACCTAAAGGAACTGCAACAAATATAGATTTACATCTAGCTCTTAATGCTTTTAATACAGATAGAATTTCATCTTTTGGTATGTGTTCTAATACATCTTTAGCAATGATTAAGTCCCAACCACCTTTGATATCTTCTACTGCTTCAATTTTAGATACATAATCTTTAACTTTCGGGTGGCACTTCTCAACTGCATATTCAGATACATCGACACCAAATGCTTCTTTACCTAATAATCTCAATGCATGAACCATAAATCCTTTAGCACAACCAAAATCTAATACATTTTTAAATTCAATGTTGTTTATAATAGATGAGGCTTCACGAATACTTCTTTCTGGCATCCAACGATATTGTTCATAAGCACTAACTCTTTTACGGACTCCATCTTCATAGTAATCTTTATTAAAAACTTCATATTTTTGTGTCTTATCAATATAACTCATAATATCCTTTAAGCAAATTCATTGTGTCTTGTGGGCATTAAAACATCATCTATTAATTCATTTTGCATTGCATACTTACAATATGAACAATCATGGTGCCTTGTAAAATTATCTACGCCTTCTTGAGTGTTATAGAAATCTGTGATACCTTCAATATCACATAGTTTAAATTCATCATTCACTCGATATAAATTTTCTGGTGCTAATTCAGCTGATGGACAAACATAAACATTTCCGTCAGTGAATACAAATGGTTTAACTCCATGCATATAACAATTATTATTTCTTCTTTCGCCTTTGAAGTTGAAATCAGATAAGAAAGCATATTGCAATTTACCAAATTCTTTTTCGTGGACTTTTATTAGACTTCTTATTTTTTCAATGTCTTGTTCTACAATCTTTGTTGCCTTGATAGCATTGAAAGCTATTCTAGTTGGTATTTTCTTTTCTTCTACCCACATCAACATCTTTAAGAAGTTTTCTTCTTTGTAATCATTTGATTTCAGTCTTCTTGCTTTATCATCAGACCATTCACCAGTTACATTTGGATTAGTCGATGTTTCCATTGCTCCGTCCCAAACATATGCAGCTGAGAGTTCTACCTGGTCTAGACCATCAAAAACTTCAAGATGATATTCATAAGGTTTTTCTTCGTCCCATGCATACATGCCTAATCTTACCCATGAAAACATATGCCAAGTCTTTATCTTTTTAAGTAAAGAACCATTTGTACATATACCAATCTTCATACCTTTGTTGTAAGCGTACTCCACTACTTCATCTAATTTTGGATGAAGAGTCGGTTCACCTCCACCAGTAAACTCTAATCCCTCTGCACCAAGAGCGTGAAATTGGTCAATTGCAGACTTCATCTGGTCAACTGTAAGCATTTCTTTCATTGCTCTATTAGCAAAACAACAGAATGAACATGTGAGATTGCAAGGATTACATGGTGACATATGAATCATTATTGGTTTTGGTTTCTTACCTTGTTGTAAGTCAACCAACCTATCCATATGTTTTAGTAATTTGCTTGTGTTACTGGAATAACTTCGGCCTTTAATCTGAGCATCATTATTTGATTTTTTCTTTATAAATTTTATTGGCTCTGTCAAGTTAATCCTTTATTCTTAATTCATCAGATTCTCTAAGTGTAACTTCATGTAATTTATATTCTGGTTCAAAACTCTTTATGTCTTCATCATAAACATCTTTCATAAATTTAGGATAAACATCAGTAAATATTTTTGCCATTTCAGCATTTGCTTCTGATACATCATACGAAGTGTGTTTGCCTGGATGGTACATTGAAGCAGCATGTATTACGCCACACTTTTCTTTGGTGATTGCAGATAATATCCAATCAAATCCATATCCACTTTTAACATCATGATATTCCATAAATTTTATTAATTTAGGTATCAATGATGAATGAATAAACACTCCCATGCCTTCATTAAAATTAGTTAAACTATATTTCATTGAAGTATCTTGATGAAGTATATTGTGACTGCACTCAGAACCATACATTGTAGATAGCTGAAATATTTTAATATTTTCTTGTTTAGCAATCTCTAGGCCACGATTTACATTTTTAATATCAGTAACTAAGTCATCGTCCCAAAGACCAATATATTCATAGTCACGATAATCATAAGTCTCAAGAAAATGTTTTACCATTTCCCACTTAAATCCTGTGTCTTTTTGGATTATATCATAACTATCATCTTCAACCGGACAATCATTATAACTATAAGCTACAACTGAATAGTCTCTTTCTTCTCCTTTTGTAGAACGCCAATGATTATCTTTATCATAATTCTCATGATAGTTTAGTGGTATTCCCACTGGAACAAATATTACATTCTTAGAATTTATAAATGTTTCCATGCCTGGTTTAGGCTGTTTCATTTTGTTCATTTTCTCTATTAATCCAATTTTCGTTAAGTTTTTTTACTTCTTCTGCATCATCTTCAAACTTTTTCTCAATAGATTCTTTCCATTCTGGTACTCGGTCATATTGATGTACTAATGCAAAAGGTTTTCCCTCTGATGTACAAACCATTCCATCTTTCATAATAGGAGATTGTTCAAGAAGTTTATCACCATATTCTTTTGCTATTTGTGGTCCTGTTGTGCCTAATTGTGCAGCCCAACCATCTTCACTATTTGCAAAATTGGTAATATCTTGATATGTCTTCATTTGTAATAATACATTCAATGCAGCTTGGTCTGGACCTCCACCGCCTTCTATATTATGATTAGTACTATTTGATAACATGTATATATTCAAAAACAAATCAACCATAGTATCAAATTTACCAGAGATTGTACCTGCATTGTATATAGGATTATTAACACATTCTTCATGTACTAGTGGACCAAAAGATTTCATTAGATTATTTGTTCCCCACTCTTCATCTTTATATGCAATAGATTCACAAGCAACATTGATTTCTTTATCACCAAGGTTCTCATCTAACCAAATTGATGGATTAGTTTGAAAGATAACATCTTTAACATCAGTTGTGATGATTCGATTATATTGACCTTTCATTCGTTTGAGTAAATACCATAGATGTAAGAATCGTTCTACTACAATTTGAAAGTCTTCTTTAGGGTATTTGAATGTTCGTTTTTCTTCGTCTTTGCCAAATGCGAGAATTGAATAATCTCTTTTGACTAATTCATCAACTGTTTCATAATCTATGTTATAGCAAATCATAGCTTTTGTTCCAGTAAAACCAGAACGGTCTAAAGAATTGACCCAAGGTTTGATTTTCTCAAAATTGTATCCTGTAATACAACCAATCACCATGTCTTTCATATAAATTTCCTTATATAATAAATATTAAAACTTCATTTTTACAGACTGCCAAATCCATTTGGATTATGACCTGAACCAGCATCTTGTACTGTTCGTCCGTCTTTACCTCTGTTTACACCTTTTGCTACTTTCTTCCAGGTTTTAAAACTCCCTTTAGAAGTAGAGTAAGGTGTATCTTTCTTGTATTTATTCACCAACTCCGTAGTACCAATTTCGCCAGCGCCATACTCTTCTTTAATTGTTCTTACTGAACCATCTTTATTAGCAAAGAAAGCTTCAAACTTAATCTCTGGAAATATTCTTTGTAATTTTAAGAATTCACTTAGATTAGCTGAACTATCATCAAACAATCTTACACGACTAAACTGACCAGTCTTTAAGTAATTATGTATGATAATTGCTTTTGCTCTAGGTGTTGGTGTATCTGTTATTTTGCCAGCTCTCTCAACTCTAACTTTATCAATATCAAAACCATGTTTTCTAAAAGTATCTAGAAACACTTTTTTATTATTCATATCTTGTCGTGCAGTGACAATGATAACTTTACTCTTTTTTGTAGCTAAAGCATTCTTAAGAATAATCTTTGCCTTTGCCATCATTCTTTTAATTGGTCTAGATTCTTTGTTAAACTTTTCTGCATCTCTCATTTCAGAAAAATCAAATGACTCGCCTGATTTTAATCTGTATTTAGAATAGGTGCCAGTCTCTAATCTTTTTACCAACTTCTTATCTTTTCGTACTACAACTCTTGCAGTAGTTTTAAATAGGGTATCATCTATATCAAATATAGTCAACCCACCCAAAGTATCAGTTTTTTCTGACATGAAGTTTGTTGTTAGAAAAGAGTCAAATTTTAACAACAAACTATCCTCTTGTCAATGTAAGTATTTTTTGAATTTGTTGTTCAACAGATTCTTTTCTTTTTGGCCAATATATGTATTCTTTATCGGCAGTTTTAAGTAGTTTGCTAAAGAATGGTAATACTAATTTCTCTAGGTCTGCTAACTTCTCTTCATATTCCTCGACTGTTGAATTCTTTTCTCTTTGTGATTGTGTAGCTACATCTTCAATTACTTTTTTGTAATCTTTTTCAGATACAGTATCAAACACTGAACTGAAGCCGAAATCATCGTCTCCATATTCTGCTATAATTGCATTAATATCATATGCCATGTTTATTTACTCCAAGCCTTAGCGGCATTAAAATTTGATTGACTGAATTCTAATCTATCAACCAACTTAACTGCATTACCTTTTAAATGGTCAACTGCAACGAAACCTTCTGGTGCAGTTATTCTATAACCAGAATCCGTTTTAATAAATGTTCTTGCTACTTGGTCTACTGATTGAAGTTTATTAATTATCATCAGTTTAGCCTCAGTTACGCCATTTTGTATATCAAATATTCTTTTTAGTTCAACTGCATTATTACGGAAGAATCGCATCACTTCAGATTTCTTTAACTGGCGATTTCTTTTTGTTTCTGCTCGTTTAGCTTCTAATATCTCAGCATTCATTTGTTTTTCAACATCGAGAATGAGTTGTCTAGTATGTTGCATTGTATCTCGAATTGTTTGGCCTTCTCTAACTTTTTTATTATTGAATACTTTAATGTATTG